TTGACATTTACTTACTCCTGGCTAAGATAATCGAGGGATGACATTCCTTTCGGAATTTCGTTGGCCTTTGGTTTAGTGGAGCTTCGGCGTCGCTCAGGTTCCTTCTCTTGGGTCTTTTCGACCAAATCAGTATCCTTATCCTTATCTGAAACACGCTTACCCATACCACGAAGGGCTTCGTTTCGGGCACTTTTAACTACTGGTGCCAACAGTGAGTTCCCCTTCGCGATGAAAGCTTTCTTGATTTTATCTGTAGATACTTTTGAGAAATTCTCTTTAGCAGCTTGCTGCCAAAGTTTATCAACAAGAGTTTTGAATCTTGCATCTTTGGAGATTAAATCTTGAACCTTATCCAACGCATCAGATGTAGCCTTCTTACGAACATAATCAGTCATTGACTGCTTAGGATCGATGTTAGCTTCAATATTGCGTTGGAATAAATTATTAACTCTTGTAGCTACATCAGAGGCAGCATTATCAAATGACTGCTTGATTAGACCCTTTTCGCGTTCACTGATAGAATCCTGCCTCTTATCAGCTTCAGAAGTTTCCTTTGCCAATTTGGTTGGTGGCTTATATTTCGAGCTACCAAATGCATATTGGTTGAGGATGACAGCGGCTTCTTTCAATCCATCATTATCAGTAGTCTTACCTTCATCATACATAGCCGCAATTGTATACTTGAGAAGATTTCCAACAACATGGTCATGAGCACCCTTGTCAATCTGAGCAAGATTCTCAAGATAATTATCACACACCTCATTAAACTTATTTGGATTGTTTTCCTTAATAAGCTTTAAGATATTAGCTGTATTTCCATTATCAATGATATCTTCTGTAAAGTTAGCTAATGTCTGCACGTCAGCAGCAGCACTCTTAGCTTCATTGATAGTAGGGAATACTTCAGTAAATTGCTGCTCACGATAGTAAGCCTTTTCCAGATATGGAAAATCTTTGAATAGCTCTGGATACTTCTTGAGAATCTCTCGACGACGAACAGGAGCAACAAGCTCTAGCTTATCTTCTCCTGGTTCTTCAAGCTCTTCAAGTTCTTCTTCAAGAGCTTTAAGCTCGTCTTCTTCTCCGTCTTCTTCTTCGTCTTCTTTCTCATCTTTATCTTCATCTTTATCTTCAGTCTTATCAGCCTTCTTCTCAGGCTTCTCTACTTTCTTATCATCGACAACATCATCAGTCTCATCATTGATGAAACTAAATACATCATCTTTAGAAAGTTCCTTGTCTTCAATTGCCGTATTCTCGGCGCTAGCTTCTGGTGTTGACATCAGATTCTCCTTTTACTTCCCGCGGATTATCCGGAGTTGGCTTCTCTGGATTACCACCAGCGGATTCTTGTTGCATCATCATCTGGTTCTGCATTTCCATGAAATGCTGTTGACCATGTAATAGGACGTTTTGATAACCAGCCTCGTTATCAATCTTAGCTTGGCGACCTGCTTCTCCGACTGCCCAATTTTGAATAATACCAAATTGAATCTGATGATTATCCATAAGAGGATCAATTTCAACAGATGGAACCATTTCTCCAGCTTCACCCTGAATAGGTTCAGAAGCTAGCAATTCTTTAATTTCATCATACTGCTTATTGCGATCATTCTCACCTGGAATATAAAAATCAACTAAACCAATTGCATCGCGAAGAAGTGGAATATTCTCAGGTGAAGTGAGTAGAGAAATTAAGAATTCATTCTGTGATTCAAAAACTTTCATAATAGTATCTTTAATCTGAGTTGCAGTACTAGGAAGATTCTCAGAGGATTCAAGTTCAATCTTACCAATCTTGCCTTCAAGATCAGACTTACGAATAAATACATTAATGAAAGAGCCATCATCATTCCTAACTACATCTTTCTCATCAGTCTTCATATTATTAATATACATTGGAATAGCTTTACCATTAACTTCTGTCCACCAAGCAGTAAATATCTTCCAAACATTCTGCACGCGCTGCAAAGCATTAGCACGCGACATTGAATATTCGGAAGCCGTATTACTTCCAGAAGTTAATTCACCGCCAAACAGAGAAGGCAAAGCACCAGAGATAAGTTGATTCAAAGATTGAATCATTTCAAAGAATGGCATAATCTCAGCCGAGAGAGTAGCCGTTCTTGTCTCAAAGAATGCTTCACTTAAAGTCTTTCCTGATTTAGGAGTTGCTTCATATACTCCACCTGGAACTGTTTCAGATTCTTTATAAGCCTTGAAGTTGAGAACTCCTGGATCTGCAAATGTCTGACCAATTCCATGCTCAGCCGTTTGTAAAATTAGACTAATAAGATCATTAGTAATTTCTTGACCAGGAACTAAGTTAATTCCCTGAGGATCATGAGTAAGATAATCTTCCATCGGATTAACAGTAATAGACCAATAATCATCTAATTCTTCAGGAACAGCTTTACCAAATTCATCATTAACTAAACAAACTTTAACACCTCTTGGATAAAGACTCTTTAACTTCTTAACATCCTTCTCATCTCCTAATATATTAAATGCACATGGTCTGAGCCATGCCTTCCGCATCGTTACAACGTAATTAGGATATTCACCCTGATAAAGAGAGTTAAGCCGTCCCCACTGTGTATATGGATCACTAGCTCCAGACTTTGCAGATTTTAGAGAATCTACAAGTTCCTTCTTGCCATATAGATGCTCATATTCCTCAACAGCATTAACGTAATGAGTTTCATAAGCATGAATAAGATAAGGAGTCTGTTCTTGTGTTTTTGCATAGTTTGCAATCTTGCAGTAAAGACCACCATATGCTTCTAAGCATACACGTGACTTTGGATGTTTAGTTCTACCTACTACCTTGGTTGTGATTGTGGTTTGCATTTCCGGCTGCATCGCAACCATATTACCACAGTTAGGACATAAATCCTGAGGCTGTTCCTCTGGCATGAAATTATCAGTAACTTCATCTGGTTCAGTTAATTGCCCACAAACTGGGCACTTTAACATATTCTTAGCTTCAGCTACATCTTCAGTCTTCTCTTCTTCATATGTTCCATATGAATCCTTCGCACGAGGATATCCATATGCAAACACAGCTCCTTCAGTATAGAAGATAAATAATGCATGGAGCCAAAGAAGATCTTGGTGATTGTGACGACCAATAAGCTGGCCAATCTTATCACCAGCCCTAGCCGTTGCTATGTCAAGTGAGGATTGTGCATCCTCAGGAAAGCACTTTGCTACTGGTGTAGTAATTGATAATGCAGCAATGATAGATTCAATATAAGCACGAAACACATTCATCGGTTTATCATAATAAGCTTGATCTGTATCATCAGTCATAGACTGATCCCAGATACGCCAATCGTGTGCAACTTCTGAATACCATGTCTGGAATATGTTATCCCAGATGAGTTTCAAACGCCTACACTTGCGAATCTGGCGTTCGCGAACTCCCCTATCTTCATCATCAAAATACTCAACAACTTCTAAAAGAAGTCGCTGAATATCATCTTCAGGTAGATCATTACTTGTTGGCATTACTTTTTTCCTGAAGGTCTAACATCAATGTGATGTTTCTTTTTATTCTTATTAACAGTAGCATAGAATACACTTTTACCTTTTTCTTCTCCATACTCTTTTTTCATATTACTCATTACCTTTTCGCCCTTGCCCTTGAAGTATTTACTAAGGGGCATAATAACCTACTTCTTTGAAGTTCCCATTACGCTATCGTAGATACGTTCGAGAATCCCTTTAGATGGGGCAGTATCTACTGGGTTTGATTTCTTCTTTTTCTTCTCTTCCTCTTCTTTACGTCTGCGTTCGTTTTCAGAAGCAGCATAATCTTGAATACGCTTCACAGGATCAGAAGATGATTTCTCTTTAGCCGCTTTAACAGCAGTGCCAGCGGCTGACATTCCTGTAGCAACAGTCTCATCTTCCTTCTTCTTTTTCTTTTCCTGCATCCCAAAAGGCATTAGTTAATCCCCAGTTCTCTTTCTAGTTCCTCGGTTTGAGGATTGGTATTAACTTCAACAGGGATAGCAGAATCTGAAGTTCTAGAAGTTATCTTAGCTTTAAGTTGTTGCTCGCGTTTCAAATTCTCTTGGAAATCACGAACGGCTTTGGCCCTTTCTTTATCTTCTAATTCAAGCTGTTGCTGTTTCACAGGCCAAGGAATATGACGCCGACCAATTGGTGAACTAGACGGAGTTGGAGCTACTAATCTTTCTGGAACAACATTAGGCTTTAATAAGTTATTAAGAAGTTGTTCCCTTTCATAATTCGCACGCTCCAATGCAATCTTTAATGTCTCACAAGACTTGCATGGAACTTCACGCAATCTCTTCTTTCGCTCGCTATATTCATACCGAATGTCGAGCAGTTCTTTGACCCATTGGAACATTATCGTCTCCCTCGATGATACTTTCGAACGACTTGCATTGTAGATGTACTTGATTCAATTGTATTCATATTACGATAAAATGCAGTCCAATCATTAGTGTTCTTCAAAGTCTCTAATAACTTCTGCTGTCTTTGAACATTAATGAATTCATCTGCACTCTCAGTGAAATAACTCTCAGCCGAATCCAATGCATATCGTAACGTATCATAAGGATCATCTCCTGGAAACTCAGCTACATCTTCAGGAGGCTTTCCATCTTTACCAGCTTTAGCATAAAAGCAAGATTTAATAGCTTCTGACATTAAAGGGCATGACTTAAAGATCTGTAATTTAGGAAGATTATCCTCTACTTCTGGAGGATTAAATAAAGCTAAGTAATTCTGATAGTCTTTAGGACTCTTATTACGAAGAATCCACTGTGCATAACCCTCATCATACACAGGCATTTCATTAGCTGGAAGTATTGGCTTTTCCTTCCAGCGCAGATACTCATGGACTAGCATCTTACCGGCTAAACGAGAGCCAGTAGTATTAACTGATAAATCAATTGGTCTTCCAAGTTCAGTTTCAATCTGCTCTTGAATTGTATGTTCTTGCCCACGATCTTGAGAAGCAGATTTGCAAAACTTAACTGATCTTGGTTGATCTGAATCAACAAACCATTTGAGCTCTGGAGCCCATGCAGAAATCTTAGTTTTGAACCAATGTAACTCTCTATATAAATAAACTCGACCACTTGGTGCTACAGCAAAGAATCCAACATAACACATTGCTTCATATCCCCAGTCGCCTACTACAAACTTAGGCCACCAATGGGGAATAGCAAAGTCATCAATTACATGTAATGCATTCTCTGGTTCATCAGGATATAATCTATCTCTAAACTCATCATAAACTTGACCAATAAATGCATCCCAATTTCCTAACTTAGCTTGCTTCTCTGCTTCAGGAAGAGCTTCGAGTGAAGTTCCATATGTCTTATCTAAGTGTGGATTATCTCTAAAAGTAGCATGAATGTAAATTCGTTTATTTCCACCACGACCAACAATAATAACATTACCTTCTTTAGCCGGATCAACAAATCGTTTCTTAACCCAAGTATGTCCAATATTACCAGGCATTCCTCCTGCACGAATAATAGCTGGTAATCCGGAATCTTCTGGAGCACGAGTACGAGTAAATCCAATATATAAATAGATCCATTCAGTTGCTGATGTTAATTCATCAGGACTAAAGAGGTTAATTTCCATTGAGTCATATCTGTGAACATCGTCTTCTGTTTCACAGTGACCAAGGAATATAGTAGCACCAGCATTACCTCTTAATCCTGCTCCGTATTGATCTGGGCTTGGGAATGTCCAAGCCATATCTTGCCCGTTCCAAGTAGCTCCGAACTTTGGATAAATTTGCTTTGTTCTTGGAACGACTTCGTTCTTGAGTTCAGGGAAGGTTCGGCG